GTGGTAAACCCAGTAATACCAGTCGTTGAAGTGACCATGAGATTTCCTTCGAGTGATGATATTCTATTATCAAGAGATGAGACACTCGGTGATGCACCCCAAGTGGGTACACCCGACGCGTTTACCGTGAGTACATGCCCTTGTGTAGAACTTATAGCAAGCTTTGATAAGGTGCCAATAGAAGATGCATAGAGTATGTCACCTTTTGTAAAATTCGTAGTGATTCCATTCGTGTTCGTGATGATCACTTTTTGATTGAGTGTGTTTATTCGCGATGAGTTATCATCTAATTGTGATTGTGGTACGATTGACGTCAGTTCCGAACCATCACCAAAGAATTCGAGTGCCGTGACATTTCCATTGACGACGACATTTCCACTCGTCTCCAGTGATGTCACGGGGTTTGAGAATATTATCTTATCATTTGTCGTAAAATCCTGTGTGGTAACCTCTTGAAGTGTGGGTACGGGTAAATTTTGTAATTGGGACCCGTCACCTATCAAGTACCCAGAAGCTTCAACGTCACCAGTGAAATACGCACCCTGTGTCGCGGCATTATCATTTAATAGAACTGCATCTAATGTGGGTGTTGGTAAATTTTGTAATTGAGAACCATCACCTATTAAAAATCCAGTTGCCTCTAGATCTCCGGTGAAATGTGCACCTCGTGATGCGACGTTATCGTTCGCGACCACCGTTTGTAACGTGATATTAGGTGCGGCTGGTAAATTTTGTAATTGAGAACCATCACCTATTAAAAATCCAGTTGCCTCTAGATCTCCATCGAAATATGCACCACGAGTCGCCGTGTTGCTGTTGTCCACAGTCGTTTCAAGTGTTATCGATGATTGTGGTGGTATATTTGTGAGCTGAGAACCATCACCTATAAAAAACCCTTGTGTTTCGACGTCTCCTTCGAATTCGACACTTTGTGTCGATGTGTTACCTCTTTCAGTGACGGTTTGAAGCGTCTCTGGTATTTTTGGTATGGCGTCGTAAAATTTTCTATACGACCTACCCTTTGATGAACAAGACATTCTAAAATTACATTTTATTATTTTTGAGTCTTTCTATACGCCCCCTGAGTTCTTGTATGGATCGCACCACGTACGCGATGAAGTGTAAATATCTGAGACATGCGTAGCGTTTACCCCAATCTGAATAATCTGCTTCGGGTGCGTCATCATTTGGATTCGCATCTCTATCCGGCCACACGATGTGTCGCATTTCTCTAACATCGTAATACATCTCTTGTGCTATGAACCCAGATTCGCGTTTTCCTTCTTTTTCATACAGTTTTGGTACTAATTTAGATAGTGTGTCGAGTGATTTAGACATGGCTTTTATTTTAGATTTACGGCGTTTATCACTGAATACGAGCAATTGTCCGGATTTTCCCAAATTAGGTGCACCAGACGGATTAAGTGTTCCTCCACCAACTGGGACTGACTGAGATTGTGGAAATACCATTTTACTTCCATCACCATGTATATAATTTGCATATATGTCACCGTATGTATATAATTTCCATTTTATACCGGATGGATGTTTTGTACTACCAGTTCCAGAATACGAACGACCGTTTTCAGAATAGAACATAGTATCGTTAAAACGTAAACTAAATAAACGGTCAGATGGTGGACCACCAGTTGCTATAGGTATTCTATAAGGTTCAGATATTGCTGTTTGATCTGTTAGGAGATTTAACCAAATATAATCTAATGTACCACTCGTACCAGTTTTGAATATTTGTGCATTACCCGCGTTCGTATCGTAATTACTTGGGTGCAACCACATGACATTTTCACCCCATTCATCCATGCGCAACAGGCGTCCATAACCAGTGCCGTAATCACCGTATGTGAGATGCGTGTTATCTGCCGTCGTTTCTCTCGCGAGTCTTCTTATGTCATTCGTTCCGTATCCGTACAGTATGTCGCCGGTCGTGAGTGAAGATAGGTTTACCGTGTTGGAAAATATAAATTCATTCTCGAGGTTGGTAGTTCTCGACCCTATATTAAATATGTTTGTAATCGTTTCCCATTTTGGAAGAGTATCTGCTAATAGAAGTTGGCCATTTGAACCTATGGACAACTTACCTAACACACCGTTAGTTGTAGATGTGAGTAAATCACCCTTTGTGACACCCGTGAGTCCACTCGTGTTCGTGATTATTTTCTTGTTTTCGACACTTGATATACTCGAACTGAGCACTGATAATTCATATGTGTTGGCTACGCCACCCAAAAACTCACCACTTCCAACGAGTTTAGAACACGTGACATTCCCCGTAACCACTACATTCCCAGACGTTTCAAGCGAGGTCACACCGTTTGTGAATGTTATGAATCTATTTGTCGATGAACCCGATGTAGTGACCTCTTGAAGTGTATTTATAGGTAAATTGGTCACTAAAGAGCCGTCACCTATTAAAAAGCCCGATGCGGTCACATCACCACCAAACACAGCGCCTACGCTAGATACGTTATTCGTGGTAACTATGTCATTAAAATCGAGTGTTTGGTCGACAGTATTGGTTATGTATGTTCCATCCCCGATTAAATAACCGGATGCTTGTAAGTCCCCATTAAAATATGCACCACGCACTGTCACTGTATTTCCATTCACGACAACATCATCGAGTGTTAGCCCAGCCGGACCTGACACGTAAGGTAAATTCGTAATGTACGTCGCATCACCTAAAAAATATCCAGTTGCTTCCAAATCGCCATCAAAATATGCACCGCGATTGGTAGTATTACCGTTTGTCACGACGTCATCGAGTGTCATGAATGTGAAGTATTGAAAGTTTGTTATGTTCGATGCATCGCCTATGAAATAGCCGTCTATATCGATGGAACCATCTATGTTCACACCCTTCGTTGTAGTATTATCAGCGAGTGTGACGTCTTCTAATGTGAGGTGTGGTATATCACGTATTCGCTCATAATATTTCCGCTGTGATCTTTTGTTTGAATCGCATGGCATTCTATAATTAGATTACAAATTTATCAAACATTCACCCCGCGTAAATGCATCGGGTTCTTCCTCTTTCACCTTGGGTATATTGAATCCACCTTGTTTGTATACTCGAAGACGCTTGTTATACATGGCGTGACACACTGACCATTGATCAAAAATATCGTAGATGTTTGGGTTGTTCTTCTTTCCTTTTGTCTCTCGCATCACGCGCCCTATGGATTGAACTATGTCCGATTTCGGCGTCGAGAGAATAACCGTATCCAAAGAGGGTATATCCAAGCCCTCGTGTGCTTGACTAAATGTTGCAAATATTATCTTTTTCGTACTCGATTCCGCGAGATCGACTTCTTTCATACCCCCCATGTAAAGCCCTGAATTCTTTGGAAAACACTGATGCAACAACATGCAGTGTTGTCGACGATCACTCAATACGAGGATTTGTCTCGTACTCTTCGCGATGCGACCGATGAGATTGACGAGCATCGCGTTTCGTTCACGCATCTCCGTGAGTTCCGTGATCATGGTCGAGAGTGATAATTTCCCAAATCGAGTACACGGCGGTGGGTCTCTAAATCGCACACATTCGAACTCTATGGGAAACACTTCGACCTGCTGTTGATTTTCTCGTTCTACGGCAAAAAATGTAGGACCCATAAACCAGTGAAGCACTTTCGTGAGTCCATCTTTCCTGTTTGGTGTCGCAGACAAACCGAATATGTGTTTGGGGCACATCTTAAATAAGGATTGACTAAACACCTTGGCACATATGTGATGCGCCTCGTCTACTATCAGTGTACCGACGCTATCAAAATCGCCGAATGAGTATTCTTTCAGCGAGAGTGATTGTAACATGGCTATCACGAAATCACAGTCAACTTCCTTTTTGTTTTGCTGAACCCTACCTATGGTCGCACCCGGACAAAACTGTTTGATTCGTTCTTCCCATTGATTCGCGAGGAATTCCTTGTGTACGACAATCATGGTTCTGTATCCAAGTTTACACGCGATGGCTAACGAAACGGTGGTCTTACCAAACCCGCACGGAAGGCTGAGGACTCCATGACCCGCATCAAGAGCCGCAGCAAGTGCGGCGTTCTGATGTGTTGCGTCTCGGAGCGTTCCATTGAAGCGTACACCGATTCGAACGGGTTCTGGTCTTTTGTCGTCGTGAGGTTCTCCCATTTTAGCAACTCCATAGTATCTTGGAACGCAGATTCCGTTCTTAGTTGGTCTAAATACCTTAAAAGGCGGTGGTGGAAATCCGAAGTCATCGTTAACCACAGCTCTTACCGTGAGCTCTTTTTTTATTTCGGGAGATGGATTATTAATGATGTATCCACTCCTTGTGAGCATTATACTGTATTAAAGACTATAAACTTTAATAGAGTACATACAACATGCCAAAGCTTAACGTTGAAGAGAATATCAAGAAGCTCCAAGAAGCGGTCGAAACCACGTACCAAGAACTTCACCGACTCCAAGGAAGTCTTCGGGTTTTCTTGGGATTCAGAGAGAATGGTCTCGAAGAGATTGAGATTCCGGAGAAGAAGGGGGAGGAGGAGTCTGAATCGTCTTAATCACCCACGCGTATCCACTGTGATTGGCGACGTTCCACGCGCCACTAAAATTTGCTACTATTTTGACTTTGTCACCCTTAGCTAGAGATTGTACGGGTGTGTCACCTTCGATGGTGCACATCACACGTCTGTATCTGAATGGTATCTTTATAGTCAATACGTTACCCTCGAGTGGATCATCTATATTATGTTGGTTCACGATGAATCTCGATTTACTTTCGTGAAGACCCTGTATGTAGTCGCGCGTCCTATTGTCTATCACGACACGCATGTACTTTTTGTCGTTATATTCATACATGGGTTCGTACACTTCACAATCCATGGGAATCATGATTTCCTAGTATATATGATTATTAGAATTAAAGCTATAAGCACGAATAACACGAGTGTGATTCGAATGGGTTGATGTGGTTTTCTTGTGCCAAACTCTTGATGACAGAATGACCGACCAACCTCTATCGCCGCTTCGATGCTCGAGTATGGCGTATTTCTCGGCGACATCATACCACACATGGCCACACTAGGACTTTCACCGAAGAATGGCAATTGTCCGTGTAGACTCAAAACCCCCGATGATTGTTCGAATCGCCACGAACCATCCTTCCATTCCGCACCCCATCCTATTCTCGCGCGCGTGGGTTCGGGGAGATTGAGTTCTCGTATGACTTCCGCTTTGAGTACATCCGGTTCCATGGCTAATACTTCGTCGGTCAGATCACATATGACACACGAAACAGTGTTTCCGTCCGCGAGTACCACCGGTTGAAGTCGAAGTCTCGTGTTCATGCCTATGTGTAAATCCGACTCGAGTTTCACGGGTTCGTCGTAATCGAGTAAGACGTTTATGCACCCATACGTGCTCGGCCCTATTTTCTTAGCCGCGTCTTCACCCCAATTATCACCGATGAGTTCGAGCGCTTTACTGTTGTCGACGCATAACACGAGGAGACCATCGTCTATCGAGACGCCATCCTTAAACGTGGCCGTGTAGCCATCTTTTCTGTAATCTACATTCTCTAGGTGTGTGTTAAACATGAATGTGGCACCCTTTTCGAGGAGGGCATTTTGCATCGCATCGTTCATGTGTTTACCGGACACGCGCTGCGTGCACTGCTTCGAAAGTCCTACGTGATCGAAACTATTCACGAACTCGTATGCCGACATGGTTTCCCATCCGACACCGTCCATCACGTAAGTGATCGTCCGTATAAGATTTTCACCCGATTCCGACAGGGGGTCGAGTGCGTCTTTGAGCGATATGGATTTGTATTTGGTCTGTTTCGCTAACACGCGCGCGGCGAGAGACGTGAGCGCCGCGTAATCACGAATGTGTAAATTTTTGAATAAGACCTGGTACACATCTGTGTCCACCGGTTCAAACACGTCACCCCATTTGATTCCCATTTCCCTGAAGAGACTGTCTGTGTTCACGAACGCGTTATCAAACACGATTCTGTGTGCGTGTATGTCTCGTGTATCAGCGGACGGTTCCCACCACGAACCACCCACCGACGGTTTCCTGTCGTACACGATGACCTCGTGATCCGTCGACCTGAGTATTTCCCATGCGATAGACATGCCCGTGGGTCCGGCGCCGATCACGTGCACTCGCATTTATAATAGAGTACCAAAAATATTACGCCGGAAGATACAATACATCGCGCGTGAGTTGATAGAAAATCATGAGACACACCGTCAACACGGTTTGGAAATCGAGGTACGGCATGGATGCGAATAGGAGAAATACGTTTAGTATGATGTGCATGGGAAACGGTTTCTCTGGTCCATACTTCGTGTAGAAGCCGTACGTCGCACCCGCCGAAAGTATGATGGCATTCATGGCGGTGGCGTACGATGGACCATATAGGAACCACGCGGTATACAGAAGTGAAACGTAAGATATGAATATAGATCTCCTGAAAAGCTCCCTCACGCTGTCGACTATTAACATGGGTTTTTTCTCTATCAGTTTCGATTCCCAATGTGGACCAAGGATCAAGTAGGAAACATACAGAATTAAGAAAATGTACCACATTTTATAATATCGATAGAAAAAAAATAAAAAAATATTTTTTTCAAAACTTTTTTCTTTAAAAAGAAAGTGAAAAAAATATTTTTTTATTTTTTGTTTTTAAATTTCCAAAAAGTATGGCGTTACTTTATAAATTTATGTAGTGATTATATCTATTTCAAATCAATCGACGGAGTAGAACTCTAAAGTAACACCGTGTTTTTTTTAACTTTTTATGTAGAGAGTACACCCAGTTTAGATCAAATGACGAGAATTTTGTAAAATTTTGAAAAGTAAAATAAAAAAAATATTTTTTTCAAAACTTTTTTCTTTAAAAAGAAAGTGAAAAAAATATTTTTTTATTTTTTAAATTTTATCAGAATTAAAGATTTACCACCAACCATGTATAGATGAACACAATGTTAGCACGAGCGCTCAAAACCGTCGTCCCGGGACACACGGGTGTTGTCGTCGGAAGCAGAGAAGACATGATTCAAAGAACCGTGAGACAGAGTAGAGTGAAACTCTCGACTAAATATGTTTGGGATCCGAATCGCATGACGTACACGACGATACACTACCTACCGGACGGGTCGCTGTACAACGCCATGACTTTAAAGAATAAAATATCCAAATAATGTAAGGATGCTGACATGTGCGTCACTGAAGATACCTTCACCCGTAAAACGGAAACGTAAAACGTGGAAGTTCGCGGTTGAATTCCTATGGAAGAAGAATTTTGTAAAAAATCAATCCGAACTCGGTGTCTGGACTCGGGATCAATTAATAGAACTCGGACCAACCTTTGTAAAGTTAGGCCAAATTGTATCAACCCGCGCAGACCTTTACCCTGTAGAGTTTACGCGACAGCTCGAATCTTTACAGGATAATGTACCTCCGATAGACGAGGTATGTGTAAAAGATGTTGTAAAAACCAATAATGTATTTTCCGAGTTTAATTACACACCGTTCAAGTCTGCGAGTATAGGTCAGGTGCACATGGCGCGATTACTCGACGGTAGAGAGGTCGTGGTAAAAATAAAGAGACCCGCCATCTACGACGTAATGAAAAATGATACAGATAACATAATCGACGTTGTTAATTTTTTAGAGTGGGTGGGCATAGATACCGGTGCGACCTCCGGTCAAGTCTTACACGAATCGATAGAGTACCTTTTATCGGAATCCGACTATGAAAAAGAGATACACAACGCCAAACGCATGCGAAAAGCGTTTAAAGATGTTAAATGGGTCAAAATACCCAAGGTATACGAATCGTTTTCGACGCACGACATGATAGTCATGGAGTACGTAAAGTCGGATAAACTCACCGAAATAACAGACGAAAATGTAAACTCAAAGAAAATTTGTGAAGCGTTGATCACATCGTACGTGATTCAAACCATGGAAAAGGGACTTTTTCACGCGGATCCACACCCGGGAAATCTGGGATTTTCGGATAAGGGTAAACTCGTATTTTACGATTTCGGACTCGTCATAGATATTTCGGATGAATTAAAAATGGGATTTCAAGAACTCTTTAAATGTATAATAAACCGAGACACGAAGGGTTTAGTAGACACACTCACACGACTGAAGATCATAGTTCCAACGACCACCGATACCGATGACATAGAGATATTCTTCAAAACAACGTTAAATTATCTCGAAACATTGGATGTGAATGCATTTAAAAATGATACATTGGATGACGAAATACTCACGTCTCTCGCGGATAAAAAACCATTCTTGATACCGACATCATTCGTGTATCTCGCGAAGGCATTTTCTACCGTCGAAGGTACGTGTATAAAATTAGATGAAAATTTCAATTATTATGAATATTTAGAGCCCATGATAAAGGATCAATTCATAGAATCGTTCGACATACAAGAAGCGCTCTCCACGTCCATGGAAATGCCGTCGCGCATACGAAACATAAGTACAGCTGTTCTGGGTTTGGAGGAATCCAGAACATCTATGAAAAGGTCGTTAGAAAAGACGAGGAAAGAGATGCGATACACACAATACAGTGTATTGACTGCGGTACTCGCTGGAAATATGATAGAACACTTACCTATGTTTACGTTGTTATCCATCATGAGTGCGTGGTTTGCATTTACTTCTTATAAAAATCGATAGACGTTTCTTCCTTCTTTGGTTTCTTTTCATCCATAAAGAAAGCTTTATGACTTTCCAAAATCTCACGGGATCGAGTCTTCTCACCCTCCGCGATTTCTGAAAGACGCTCACGAATGGTCACAAAATCATCCGCGCGCTGTTTCTTCATTTGTTTACCGTATTTTTTGAACTTTTTACGCATGGACGTGATATTCGCTGATGTGGAGGCCGCGATGACAAACATTTACTATTTCTTAAGATTTTTTTTGGGGTGTGATTACAAATTAATATTGAGACGTTTGAGTTTTTCCTCAAACTCTCTGCGCTCACCCGGCGATTCAATCTTTTCACCACCGGCGAGGGCTCTGATCTCCGGTCCGGTCAAGTGCATGGCATCAATTCTAAAGTCCTTGAATGCTTCCATGGTGACCGGAATGAGCGGTTGAACGAGTTCATAAATCGCGTTGGCGTATTCACGGATCTCCATCTGGGCGTGTTCATCCATGCGAAGGTGGAGATAATGCATGAGATTGTGAAGATTAATCTTCCAATAGAATTCCGTGTATGTCGACTGTGGGAGGTTGCCACGCGCTTGTTCGCGACACGCACCCCTATCGAGGAGATCTTGGTACAACTCAAACGATTCATTGAGTTTTTCGGAAACCTTAGACGTCAATTCATCACCCACGTCGACGACCCCTTCCGATCCTTGGTTGTTTACTCGCGATTGTCCACGCACAACGTCTGGTTCGTAGTACTGTTTCGGTACGACGGAGTATCGGGCGGAGAGTTCATTGATGCTGGCCATGCGGTGCCGCATATGCTGTCGAGCGATATAGATGGGCATTTTGATGTGAAACTTGAATTCGACCATCTCGAATGGCGTGGTGTGCCAGTGTCTAAGGAGATATCGAATAAGTCCCCGATCTCCTCTTGAGGTTTTAGTCCCATCTCCATACGAGACTCGGGCGGATTGTACGATGGCCGCATCCAAATCTTCCCGAGGCATGTGGTCCACGAGGCGAACAAACCCGTGATCCAAGACATCCCTTTGCATTTAGTACATCTACGGTTTAAATCTTTAAAGACATTCACGACGTAAACCAAACGTCTTTGTATTTTTTTACCGTCGAACACACCCCAATCTTGCCATTCGGTCGTGTGACGACACGGTGTATATTTTGTGGTGATGACATCATCACAATTTCCGGACGCACTTCTTATTTGTTTTTGTTTGCCGATGGGCGTTTTAATCCCACGTCATGCGCTCCTTGAGACGCCGAATTAAGTACGGGGCGAGTTCAAACATATTTCCAACTGGCACATACCTGTAATCTATTCCTATGTTTGTACCCATACCTAAAAGCTGTGCGGTCACGTAACGGTCTTTGTCAAAACATTTTGCATATCTGAGCGACCGTTCATTATGTGTGGCGAGCATGGTGTGTACATGTGGGCACACGAGAGAATACGCCATACTCTGCATGTACTGATTATCCACACACGCCTTTGTTTCGAGTAAATCGGGTTGTCGTTTTAAATATGCACCCCGCACGAGTTTTACCCCCAATTTAAATCCATCTTTGTGTGCGTCGTCTATATCAGACAGTAGTTCTCGCATGGCGTGTTTTCTATACATTTGATACGTTTTGTAAACATTGATGTCATTCACTGTATTATGCTCCGCCATCATGTCGTAACATATTTCGGGATACAACACATCTTCTGCGTCTATGCATATTTTTACACCACGCGTTTTCGCATATTTAATGATAGAATGTGCATAATCTTTCGCTTCAGATTCATTTTCTCTCGACCCAAAACTCGTAAGTTTTATGGCACACATTGAATTAATGGGAAGCGAGGTGATGATTCTTTTTGTCGTTTCAGCTATTTCATATGCTTCACGTGATTTACAATTTTCTTTTGCGTAATCAACTATTACCTTTTCACCTCTGTTACGCATTATTTCCAGTACACGTGGTAATTCTCGGAATGTCGCCGCATACCTGAGCATTAATTTACTTTAGATATTTTTCATCTAATTCTTTTTTCATATCTTCGATGGTCCTGTAGTATCTCTTGAGATCCTTCATGAATCGCTTGTTCTTCTCTAGACATTCACAGTCCACTTTATTAACGTAAATCCAAGCTAAGTTTGATTTAGAATATCTCGTCTCTTTTTGATTTTGGTTCGGGCGTCTCGGCACTAATTTTTTGTTCACGGTCTTCTTCAGTGGTTCCGTGCGCTTCGTAAAACTGATCGCTTGCATGACCGTATCGGCGAGATCATCTTTCTTTTTGGATTCTTTGAATATGGGAAGCCAGTGTGAATTCACGGGATTGCTATTCAAAAACGCCTCACATCGTTCGATGGATACCTTTTTACGTTTAAGATACTGGGCTTTACCCGGTCCACACACGTCTGGAATCTTAAATTTAGCGTCGTAAATGATCGTTTCAGATTTGGGGCATCTTATCACGAAGTATGCGTGAAGAAAATTCTCTACCATCTTCATTTTCTTATTTCTATCCGGTTGTTTCTCTATGAGTATGATGTCTGATTCTAATACCCACGGCTTTTCATCGAGGTGATTGCGCATGGAGACGAATATACCATCCTTGTGTTCAGGCGGTACACCCGATACATCCCAGTTCACGACTAAATTAGATGTTTCCTCAAATTGACACATGGCCAAATTTCGTATACCTACATCTATACTTAAAATCATTTAATTAAAGAAAATTTATTTCTTTATCTACTGTAAATGAAGAACACTAAACTTAATACGATTTTGTTATTTGTTTCTCTCATCGCATTGGTCGTGTGGCTCGGTTCCATCAGAATGAGAGAGAATTTGGAAGGAAGTGATTCTAAGGCGGTGAAGTACGTGAAGGAAGCGTCTCCTGAAAAGTTTATCAACCCATTCATCGTCTACGGCATGGCGAAAGAGTTGACTGAAGATGAAGAAAAACTCGCTCGGATCATCCCACTCGTGAAGTCGGGTGATCGTGAAAAATTGATCGCGTACCTCGAGTCTTTGTAAATGTATTTTTGTTTTTAGTGGTCACAGTACACCACAGAGAACAAAAATGAAATTAACGTCGCATACCGGGCATTTTCATTTTAGAAAAGTTGGCAGTTTTGAGTTTGTTCTGACCAGCGGGTGACAGGCCCATCATGGCCATGGCAATGATTAGCATAATACACGACAACACCGCGCCAATGATCGCA